ATATTAAACATCATATTGCATAAGATCAATTGCACATCTTCAGGTAAATCATCAAAGTTATCAAATAACTTTTTGCATTCTTCTACTGTACCGTGAACATCAGTTTGAAAACAATTATTGACTCTATCTTCTGATACTGGTGTGCCTACTGGCTTTTCGTATTCTTCATCCCATTCAGTAATAAGATGTCCTATACCATGCGTAGGCAAGCCTAAATGATCTAAATATATTTCGTACTTACATCCTTCGTCTTCTTTTAGTTCTTCTCGTAATTGTTCTACGTTCATGGTTGTTGCCTTGATGCTATTGCTTGGTTTACAGGACTAAGACCTAATAAAGCCCCTGTGCCTGGTGAATTAACATTTATTTGTCCTAATCCTGTGTTGGATGCTGGAGGAGTTACGTTTATTCCAGTACCTGTAGGAGTTGAAGGTCGAACATTTGTTCGTACTTGATTAGCTGTATTTTTTAAAGCTGAAGTAATACCAGAGCTATCTGCAAGAGACTTTAATTGTTTTTCACCCTCGTTTATTCCTTCTTGAGCTGATTGTATAGGACCTTGAGAGAAAGCGTTTCTCATAGCTTGCCCAAGAGTCATAGCTCTTTCTGCATCTGTCTTTGCTACTTTAACTCCATTTTTATACTGGTTTGTAATTTGTCTATAATAGGGAGCTGATGTTAAATATTTTCCTATAATAGAAAATCTTATTAATGATCCTATATTCTGCAAAGGACTAGCCGCTATACTAGCAGCAACTAAATCACCACCTTCGGCTGTTCTTGCATTAAATTTTAAAATTTTAGCAAACTCAGCCATGTTTTTGCCCATTTCAGATCCATAAATAATATTTAATTTATTTCCTTTAGATGCGTCTAGCATACGATCAGCAAATTTGTTTAATTTTGTACTATCTGTCATAACCGTCTCACCAAAGTCATCAATCAGGCTGTTCATAAAATACCCTTGAACTTTTTTTACAGACTCTTCATCACCTTTAATTCTAAAACTTTCAAGAACTTCATCTATTTGATTAGCTTGAGTAGATTTATTTGCTATTAATTCACCCGCTTCTGTAGCATTTAAAGTGCCACTAGATAATTTTTTTCTTAAAGCACTTGTTTGAAGATTATGTAGATTAACTTGAGTGTCTCTAACGCTTTGTAATAACCCTTTTAAATTTTGACTACCACCTTGATCCATTATATCTTTTATAACGGCATCATCCATTTTACCTAATGATGTTTGCCTAATTTGATTTGCTAATGACTTTATTCCAGCATATTCAGTCGCTCCACCAAATAAAACATCTCCACTTGTTCCAAGATTATCAACTGCATCAGCAAATGCTTTACCACTAAAATTTTGAGGACTAATTGAATCTATTCCAGACTTAGTTAAATTATCTCTAATGAAATTGTTCGCTAATTCTTTTCTTAATTTTAAAGCCTCGCCTGGCTTTCCAAACTCATTTAAAACTTTAAAAGAAGCCTCTAAAAATTGAGGACGATCTTTTTTAATTAAATCTTTATATATTTGAGGATCAATTGCAGTACGTCTTGCATCTCTACCTTCTCTTTTTACAAAGTTTTCTAAGTTTTTTAAAACTATGTTTGAATCTAAATTTTCAAGAATCTTCTTGCCTTTAGCAAAATCTTTTCTTGCTTTTACTAATTGTTCACTTGCATTTTCAACAAGTGTTAATTCTCCTGATGTTAAATTTGCATCTCTAGCTTTAATTACCAAATTTTCTCGACTCATTATATTATCTATTTTGTCTAAAATTGGATCTAATTGTCTTCCAACGGTGCTTTCACTTTTTACAATAGCATCATTCATAGTTTTTCTAATGTTATACAATTGATTAAATGAAATTGGCTTTGTAAAATCTTTTCCAGCAACAAGTTGGATACCTTTTAAAGCGTTTGTTATTACGTTTGTTGAATCTTCTGTTGCTCCTGCAAAATCACTTAAACCTCTTTCTGTTAAATCTTCTAAACTTCCTTCAACAGCAGATCCTCCTTTTGGAGCTAATTCTTTTACGTTAATAAAACCTTTAGATCCTAATCTATCTTTCATTAGGCTATCAACAGCTTTAAATGTAAGGGTCATATTTTCATCAAATTTCATTTGAGCATCTGCAAACATCTCAAAAACTTCGTCATTGATACTAGCGTTTCTAGCATCAGCAGATCCAAATGAATTAGCTGTATCTTCAAATTGTTTTAAAACAGCTTTTCTTGCTTCTGCTTCAGCTTTTATCAAAGCTGTATTGTTTTCTTCTAATCCTTTAAGTAATGCTTCTCCTGCTTCATCGGCTGTATTTGAACCAGCCAAATTTTTAAATTCATTAATTTTTTGAGTCATAACATCGTTATTTTTCTTTAAACGATCAGACGTTTTAAATATTTTTTCTCCAATAGCTTGCGTTCTTGCTATAACTGATGGCGCTCTAATCGCAGACAATGTTGGATATATTCCCATTTCAAGTGATTTACCAGCCGTCTCAAGTTCTTCTGATGTTAATTCTTTACCAGCAGTCATAGATCTCTTACCAGCACCGAATGCTTTTCCAATAGCTCCAAATAAGCCTTCACCAACAAAACCTATAGCCGCTTCTGTTGCTATATCTTTAGCAATTGATCCAGCCGATTGCTTTGATACACCAGCAGTAGCTTCGACAACTTCTTCTAAGGCTTGTCCTCCACCTGCACCTAAAGCAGCCCCAACCATGCCACCGAATAGAGTTCCAATGCCAGGTACGGCTGATCCTATAGCAGCACCTTTCATAGCACCAGTAACACCACCGATAAGCTCTGGAGCTATACCGCCAAGATCGGCTAAATCATAACGACTAAATCCGTCTTCATCTATAAGTGTGTTTCTTTCAACTGTCAGACCTAATTTAGCCGCACCTTCAGGTGTAAGGGCTAGTCTACCACGTTTATCACGGAGATATTCTCCGTCAAGTATGTCAAACTTTCCAAATATAAGATCTTCTTCTCCTCTGTTTTCAGCGGCTGATAAAGCAGCTCGTAAAGAAGCACTCTTAATTCCAGTGTTAGTATCGAACAATTGTTCTAACTTTTCTTGTTCAGAATCCTCGTTACTAACTTGTTTACCAGCTCCTCTATCTCTTAATATGTTGGCTATTTTAATACTTTCTTCAACATTAGGCTGGTCGCCTTCGATAAGTATATTAATTGCCCCTTCTGGAGTATTTAATTGAACATTTCCCATGATTTACTTCTTTCTTAAATCAATTGTAAATACGCCATCATCATTAAAACCAGAAGAATACAAATCTTCAGTTCCTGTTGATATCGCTTTGTTTATAATATTCATTGTGTCTTGATAAGAACCATCATTCATATGATTTTTTCTTTTACCAAATTCTGCAAAAGTGCCTTCTAATGTTGTTCGTGGCTGTTTAAATATTTTAGCTAATTCGTCAAGTCTTGCCATGTTTTCTTTAAAAGGAGCTGTTAAACTAATTTTACCTACTAATATTTGTAGTCTTTGTATATCGCCTTCAGATACTCCATTACCAGCTTCTTTAGTTAAAAACTTTTTATATTGAGATATCAACCTATCTTGTATCATTTTAATTCTTGATTCACCACTTAAAGAATCATATTCTTTCTCTGTAAAATCAATATCTTTAGTATAATTTTCATTTCCAATACCAAGAGGTTTTAACAATCTAAAAAATCTATCTTTTACAAGGTTATAGGCTTGTGGTCCTGTATTTTGGTCTATTTCTGTAAATATAGCTTTCATTTTATCAATGCTATTTTCAGCTTCCAAAAGACCAACATAGGCGTTTGCATGTAATTTAGCATCTTCTGGAGCTTGTAGATAAACTGAATTATTTTTATTTGAAGCTACAAAACCCTTTGAAATTTTAAGAGTTGGAAATCCATTTAATGTTTGTCGTGTTATTGTTCCTTTAGGCTCAATTCCTTTAGCACCCATTTCTAATTCTTTAATATTCAAAGCATTGACATGCTTCATTTGAGCTAAAGCATACTTTTGACTATATCCTCTAAATTCAGTTGATAACGCTGTAAGAGCTTTTCTCTTTTCTTTAGCTGTTGCTAACTTTGCTAAACTATCAGCTTTAGTTTCTTGTAAAGCGTACTTACCAGCAGCCACTTGACC